TCCCTCTTCACATACTGTTAGCTTCGAGGGTAATGCACAATTAGATACCGCCGCAAAACAATTTGGAACATCCTCTCTATTGTTAGATGGAACAAATGACGCTGTAAATATCGCTGCTGATAATGGTTTTGATTTTTCAGATGACAACTATACTCTTGAATGTTTTGTGCGTCCTGCAACAGGAGCTTTTAGTGCTAATTCTACTATACTTTCAAGAACTAAAGATGCAGATAATTTTTATCGCTTAGATTTACTTCCAAACGCAAACTTTTCATTTTCCTATATGAATGCAGGTACAAATCACATTGTAACTGGTGGTAATGCTAACGGTGGAGTATTTTATCACGTTGCTGTTTCATACAATCATGCTGATGATAATCTAGCGTTATACGTTAATAATGTAAGAGTTTCGACAAATGCTTTTGCTGTTTCCAATCACGCTGTGATGGTAGATGCTCCGCTACAAATCGGTAATGCAAACGTGCTTGCTCAAGATTTTAGCGGACATATTGATGCCCTTCGCATGTCTAAAAGTTTAAAGTACAAAGCAGCAGGTATCACAGCTATGAATACAGAACCAACGGTGATTGGTGGTGGAGCTTTAGGTTCGTTACAGGCTACTGATAAACTTACAATTAGAAATCTTGGTATGTCAGTAACGTCTCTTGATCGTTTTAATTCTATGGCAGATAGAAAACCCGATAAGGGATTTTCCTCTGAAGAGGCTTTTCAGTCAGCTATATTTCTAAGTCAAGCAGGCTATGAAAAGCGTAGATTGCAATCTCGTAGGTCAAAACGTAATTATACCTTACAATATTCAAATATTTCTGGAATAGAAAAAACAGCGATTGAAGAGTTTTATCGTGCAAGAAGTGGAGATTTTGAATCTTTCACTTTTGACTTGTCACACATAAATGATTCTGGTACAATTAATGCAAGATTTGATGGGACATTAAACGTTACTCAAGTCTTATCAACAGGCACTACTCTAACTGATAATTTTTATACTGTGTCTTTTTCTTTACAAGAGGTATTTGATTAATGACCGCTAGAAATTATGATGTGATTTTAAGTTTTCCAGGCTCGCCAAATGCTGTAGGCACTTTTGAAGCAGGAAACACTGTTGTAGGTAATGTTTCTGGAACTGTTGGGGTAATTGCTAATGTTGATTTAACTGCTAATACTCTTAAAGTAAAATATTCTAATACTTTCACTGAATTTAGAGCTACGGAAAATGTTCATTCAAACGTAGCAGCGGCACGAATAATTAATGTAGAATTTAAGTATTCTAACGCTAATACAACTGGCGCAGTAGTAAATAATTTAAATTATGCTGAGTTAAATCAAAATTTAGAGGCAGCTCGATTTGCAATTAGAACTGCTGGAAATGAATTTTCTGAGTCATTGGAGGCTGCTAGTAAGGATACGGCCCACACTAACGCTCTTTTATTACCAGTTCAAGCAAACTCAAAAAGTGAAATTACAGTTATACTTAATAATACTATCATTAATCCTGATCAATATTTATGGACGGGAGACTTGGCGGCTAATGCAAATCAACATGGCTCTTTTGGTGGTAACGTTCAGTTAAATTCTCAAACAACCTTTAACGTTGTGCCTATGTTTGCAAACGCAATTGTGTTCAAAACCGAATCTTTAGCAAGAGATGTAAATGTTACTGTTAGAGTTGATACTGCGAACTTAGAGTCATCAGCATTTAATCCCGCTGTTTTCACAGGTAACACCACTACCGCTATAAGTCCTAATATCACTACAGTAAGCCCTTCCCCCTATATTAAAGAGAAAAATTCTTTTACGCAAAATCCTATAGTTCGTTTAATTAAAATATATTACCCAGGGGAGTGGTATCCGCCAAATAAAGCAGGCAATCCGACTGGTGAAGGCGAAGGATTATCGTGGCCCGTTAATTTTCCTTTTAGCGTAGCAGAAATTAATGGTGATATCATAGCTGATTTAAACTATAATGTTACATATGGAGGTCAAAGTTATTCACCTTATCCTTTAAATGTTTCTTCAATTGAGCAGAAAAATGATGGTGAAATTAATGAACTAAGTGTTACACTATTTAATTTTGAAAATACAATTAGCGCATTAATTGAAGATCCTTTTATTGCTGGTAATAATAAAAATAATTCAGCAATGGCAGTTGTTAACGGTGAATATGTAAATGGAATTGACCCGAGAAGTATAAATGTTGCAGAAGCCAACGAGATTAGTAATTGGTCTGGTTTTCCTAACTTTGAACTCTCTTCTAAAACAACGGCTAATTTAGCTGCTAACATTTTACACAACTTACGAGCTATTCAGGTAGGAGGAGCTAATGTTTATAATTTTAGCTCTACTGTTGTAGGCAATTATGGAAAAGAGAATGCTGCTTGGACTCGAGATGAGGTAATTAGTGCAGATGGTGCAGGCGCAGCTAACTGGGATGAGAAAAAATTAGATTCTCGCGACTTGTTAGGCGGGGTAGTTGAGATAAAATCAACCTTCGCCAACTTTTTAGACTTCTGGCCAGAGTATTCTACGATTAAATCAAAGTTTGCTAATGCTTTTGAGATGACGACAACTATGCCTTATCGGATAGGTGATAATGTAAAAAGTTCAAAAGGCGATACTGAAGCTACTATTCAAGGTATTGAGGAAAATAGATTTTTATTTTTAAGTAACGATCTTGCAGAAGGGACAACAATCGGAGACCCTGTTTATATAATTAATGTAGATGCCGATCCCGATTCTTTTTTAGAAGATGTGTTTAAGATTGAAACATTAGACTCTCTAAATGATTTAGCTGCTGAATTTACCTTAACATCTTGGTTACAGTATTTTAGGTTTGTAGTACCAAAAAGAAAATATTACAAAAATACTTGTCAGTGGGAGTATAAGGGTGCAGAGTGTCAATATCCAGGACCAGGAGAATTACCTATTCCTGGGACAGATCTTAAGAGTAATGCAAACCCAATTAAAGCAGATAATACACCTGGGTCTGTAGCTCAGGATGATGTATGTGGTAAAAGTTTATTATCTTGTCAAGTGCGTAATAATGATGTACATTTTGGAGCTTTTCCTGCAACAGGTAGAACGATTCCGAGACAATAATGGTTAAAGGTTGTATATTGCCGTGGATGCATTTATATGGAGATGTACAAGGTAAGTATAACCTTTGTTGTCACATCTCTGGTTCGCTTGACGATATGGGTAGTTATCAAGAACCTATATCCTCAATTTTCAATAATGAAAAATACAAAAAAATACGAACTCAAATGCTTTCTGGAAATATTCCCGAAATGTGTAAAAAGGCTTGTTATGATATTGAGGACTTAGGCGGCGAATCTAATAGGCAACAAGTTAATAAACGTTTTGGTAAGTTTGCAAAATTACAAGATTATACTAATGAAGATGGATCTGTTAATAATAATCCAATTTATCTTGATATTAGGTTTGGAAATAAATGTAATTTTAAATGTCGTATTTGTGGTCCTTATGCCTCCTCAGCTTGGTTTAAAGACTCAAACAAAATTTCTAAATTTAAAAATTATCCAAAACAGCTAGAAGATTATTACACTGATTCTCCTGATTTTTGGGAGTATCTTACTAAAGTAAAAAAATCATTAAAATACTTTTATTTTGCTGGCGGCGAACCGTTAATGATGGATGGACATTATAAATTATTACAGTGGTTTATTGATAATGATAAGACAGATGTTGAGTTAACTTATAATACTAATCTAAGCACTCTAAAATATAAAAATTATGATGTTTTTGAACTGTGGAAAAACTTTAAGAATATTTCTTTATGGCCTAGTGTTGATGGCTATAAATCTCACTGTCAATACAGTAGAACAAATTTTAATTGGGACACTTTTGAAAGTAATTTACTAAAAACTAAAAAATATGTAAATACTTTAAGTTGTACTACTTCAATATATAGTATTTTGACAACACCTGAGTTGATAGCTCATATGAAAACTTTAGATATTGCAACATATTTAAGTATTTTAGATAGCCCTACTTATTTTGATATGAGATTGTTACCAGATAATATAAAAGAAAACATTAATAAAAAGTTTGATCTTTTAAAACAAAAATTCTTTTTTACAAGTGATCAAGAGGAAAATATTAACAGAAATATTGACTACTTGAATAAAAGTATTGAAAATAAAGATAAGTTACTAAAAAATTTTAAAGCTTTTAACAACCAAGTGGATAGTCTAAACAAAACATCATTTACTAAAACTTATCCAGAGTTAGCAGAATGGTACGAGACAATATAATTAAATATATAGGTGTTCCTCATTCATACGTAGGAATTAATTGCCTTACAATAATACACGATTTCTATAAAAATGAATTAAACATTGATTGTATTGCAGATTTGATTCCGAAAGATATTGACGAAGCAGGCAGGCGATGGATTAGTAAAATTACTCTCCCTCAAATAGAAGAATGGGCATTAATACATGGTACAAAAGTAAACTTGACAGATGCACAAGATTTTGATGTAATTGTATTTAAGTCGCCAAAATATGAAAGACCAATACATTTTGGTATGTTCTTAAAACCATGTCACATGTTACATCTTGAGGAGGGGAGAACATCAAGATATGAAACAATTACAACCGAGTGGGCAAACTGTTTCCACGCCATCTATCGACACCACTCCTTGGTACAGTAAATATTTAAATTTTCCTTACAGACATTTAGGAAACAATACTGAAACAGGTATTGATTGCTTTAATCTTTGTAGATTAGTTTACAAGGAAGAATTAGATATTGATATTCCTTATGATACTGCATATTGGTGTAATATCGTAGATGAGGATTGGTATAACAAAACTCAAGACAGGCCTTTTGATAAAGGCGGCACTGAGGCGTTTGGGTGGCAAAAAGTAAAAGATTTAGAAAAATTTAATGTAATTACAATGTCTATTGGGTCTACTAACGTGACTAATCATTGCGCTCTCTACATAGGTGAAAATAAAATGTTACAGACAATGATTAATCATAAAAGTTGGATAGCCCCTTATGGTAGATGGTACAAAAATTATACTGTGGGGATATATAAATGGATTGGTATGCCAAACTAATTGAAGATATGAATAATCATGCGCTACGTGATTATCCGTTGGAAGCTTGTGGAGTCATTTTAAAGGATTTTTCTTATGTGCCTTGTTTAAACGTAAGTGATTATCCAAAAGATACTTTTATTCTTGATCCTGCTATCTTTATTAAAGAAGACGAAAACATCTGGGGAATTTTTCATTCTCATCCAGGCAGTGATCAGCCTATTCCAAGTCAAGACGACAAAATAAGTGCTGCATTTCAAGAGTATAAATTTTTAGTTGGCTTCAATATGAAATTTTTTATATACTGGATGGATAATAAAATCGACGCTTTAAAATTTGAGCCGTTTGAGGAGAAACACTGCGTTGTTAACAATTAAACCTGTGGGGTCCATGAAATCATTTTTTGATGATGATGAATATATAATTGATGCAAAAAGTAGCATGGATGTTATATTCTACATCCAATCTATGCATCCTCGATTAGCCTTATTTATGAAACATGCTCAAGTTTTAGAAACGTTTGAAGATTTTTGTTTTTTAGATGGGGAAGGCAAACAGGTAGATAATAAAACTTTAGCATTTCATAAGTTTAAAGAAAACGACACTGTATATATAGCACCTATAATAGGCGGTGGTGGAGGTAGGACTGCAATGATCGTAGTTGCAGCTGCGCTAATTGTAGTTGCAATTGCAGCGGGACAAGCCCATGCTGCTTTTTTATTGGCCAATTCGTTTGGAGGCAGCGTCACCGGCGCGGCTGTTAGCACCTCTTTTTTGGGTATGACTGTGACAGGCACTGTTGCTTCTAGTTTGGGAATTGTGTCTTCTATTGCCATGTCCATAGGGGTTAGTTTAGCTTTAAGTGCTATTCAACAACAACTTGTCCAGGCACCACAGGTGCAAAGAACAAGATCTACAAGAGATTCGGGAACTCGTACTGAAAATAATATGTTTGGTTCCTTATCCAATACATCAAAACCCGATTCTCCAGTTGCTCTTAATTATGGAAACATGAGGGTTGCAGGACAATTTTTAAGTGGTTATATATTGAGTCAACAACACG